CATTTACAGATGAACTCTAACCGAAGTCTATACTTTGTCGATAACATATGTGATTATCATGTACTAGTATTTATTTTTTTAAAGCTATCCCAATGAACCCTGACAGAGTTATCCTACTCACATTCCACCACTTTGTCAAGTGTCACCCATTGAATCTAAAAACATTCTAAAATCCCCACACTTCTTTTATAGATATGTTAGAATATCCATACATTCAAAGAGCACCATGACTCTCCCCATCAACGGCAACAGATTGACTGAAAAAGAAGAAAAGAGTATGAAGATTGCTATTGAGGAAGGTAGTATCACTGCTATTCATCCTGAGAGAATGGAAGCACTTGGTGCTATGTTGGTGGAACAACTCAAAAAAGATGTAGAGAAAGATGCTCCCGAGATTCAGAACATGAAGGGAGCAGGAATACATTGGAGAACTGATAGTCCTCTCAACGATTAACTTTCAAGAGCAGCAATTCTTGCTTCAAGTGTTTCAATCTTGGCGATTGCTTCTTGAAGTGCTGATGCAAGAAGTGGTGTTATTTTTCCATACTCAACAGATTGATGTGCTGGTACAAGTTCCTCAGTGTCTTCTCCTTTTCTCATGGCATCCTTTCCACCTTCAACTGCTTCTGGAACTACTTCCTGTAACTCGTGAGCAATGAATCCAACATGGTCAGTGCCTCTTTCGCTATCAATATAATCAAATATACGAACTTTAAGTTGCTTTACCTTATCAATGCCACCGGTAAAGTCTCTGACGTTCTTCTTAATTCTGTAGTCAGATGATGTACCGTAAACAATATTACTACCGTTCCAAGTAATAGAATCCTGACCACTACCATTTAGATAGAAATTAATCCATCTACTATCTCTTCCACTAGCCCAAGCGTACTTATTAATGTACATATTGGACCAACCGGAGAGGGCACTGGTTGCCTGAACTACAGCTCCGGTATCTCTTCGGAAAATCCAATTACCAGTATTACCGCCAGCAGTGCTACCAGTACTCCCTGTTTGACCATAGTTACTCAAACCAGTTGTATTGTAAGAGAGTGCGCCATCTCCATGAATACGGAATATTTCTGTTGGCGATGTTGCTCCAGAAGCAGTAGCGGCGAATATTATACGACTTGGTTGACTACTACCACTCCAATTTCCGTCTGCTTCTACACCAACAATTGCACCAATTCCACCCGCATTATTTGTAAAACGAATGCTGCCAATATTATTACCACTAGCTGGTGTAGCACCTTGATGAGCAAGGCAAATGTGAGCACCTGTATCTGCGTCTCCTTTTATCTGCAGACCTGCATAAGAAAGAAGACTGCTAGTTTGAGCAATCAGTAATCTTCCACTTGAATCGAGGCGCATCTTTTCAGTAACTCCGCCACTGTCAAAACGAAGATAACCAGCACGGTGCCTGAAAACAGAATAACCAGCTACCTGCTGATATTGTGCCAGGATTGTTGTATTATCATTTTCGTAGAAAGTAATCTCACTTTGATCGTCAACCGATCTACCAATAATGCTTATAGCATTAGCACCACTTGCCGCTTGAACCTGAAGAGTATGCTCATTCGATGTAGAAGTTTTGCCAACCAGCAACCGACCACTTGAATCTATACGAAGTCTTTCTGCGGGAGTGGAAGTATTATCAGGGGTGGTGGAGAAAGTTAAGTCAGTAGGTTTGTCTCCATCGCCAAAAGTTCCTGATGCAAGAGCTCTAATAGCAGCACATTGTTGATATGTTGATGACGTACTATCATTAGAATACCAAGTGATTCTTCCCAACTCATTGCCAGATGTAATACTGGTATCATTACGAAGAAGGGCAATACGTCCTCCACCACTACTCGCAATATTTACATTCTCATTTTCTGTACCAAAGGCATTATTGATACCTACACAAAGTTTTCCATCAGAATCTATACGAAGTCTTTCTGTTCCTGATGTTCTAAATTTATGATCGGAAGCATCATAATTTATTTTTTTGTAAGCACTAGCATCCCTGTCGTAAGACAATAAATAACCACTTGGTGCGTCATTTAGTGTACCAGTTGCATAATATATTTCTAGTCCTGTTCCATTTGTAGGTGCAGCATATGCTGCTGCTTTTGCTCTTAACGAACCTTCAACATCTAATTTAATATTTGAAGATGCAGTATTACCGATACCAACTGAACCACCAGAAGTTATACGAAGTCTTTCACTACCAGCAGTTTCTACAGTGAATGTATCTGTAGCAGGGAATCTAATCTTGGTATTAGTATCTCCAGCGTGAATTATTGAATCTGGAAGTGTTAAGTCTCCACCAGATATATTAATACCAGACTGTGCGGTAATAATACCAACGGAATCAATGTCAGTTACATCATCATAACTTAATGTACCAGCAATCGATACGTTACCAGAAAATGAAGCTGCACCGGTGACATTTAAAGCTGCGGTATTTAGAGTGCCACCAGTTACCGTAGTGACACCAGTCAGCACAGGACCATGAGTTCCGGTCCTTCCTGTAATTGAATTTACATTAATTGCCGACATTACTTATATCTTTTAGTTGTATTTATTAGAGATCACCGAGTTGATATAGATCAGTTACCATGGTTTTTCCAAGTCCCACCGTAACAGCAGCACCAACTGAAACAACTAATCGTGGTTCCTGAACAACAACGTAAGAGTTATCTGCACCAGCAGTAGTTGTATCTAAAACAATATTCTGATTTACGAATGCTGTTGCATTAATATAACTAAATGGGCTTGAATCTCCGTTTTCATAATTAATGGCAGTTCCAACACCACCACCTCCTCCACCACCTTGAATGGAGATATCAATAACCTCACCAGCTTCTCTAACTTTAAATGTATTTCCTGCACCAATAAAATTTAGAGTTGAAGGTTCTCCAATCCGTACCCCGGCAGATTGAATACCCACACCACTATTTGTGGCATTGAAAGCTTTATAAGCGACAGCCTCAATAACATCACCATTTTGTGCTGGTGATGTTAAAGAGAATGTTGTATTATCTACCGCAGTGAAGTCAATGGACTTAATCTGCTTCGCACCATTAATAAAGACATCAAAGAAATTGTTGTCATAACCAGATTCAAATGTAAATGAAGTTTGAACACCGGTTGGTTGATATACCTGTCTTCTTACAATTACAGAAGAATCTCCAGGAGATCTTCCAATATATCCGTTATTACCAAGACCCATTATTGAACCCCACTAAGAATACTCAAACTAGAATCCACAGATGTGGCTGTATCACAATACAAATTAATTACTTCATTGGGTCTTAAGATTGTTTTACCAGCGTCACTGATAACGAACGAACTTCCTTGAGGGATAGGAATATTGTTTGCGATAAGAGCAAAAGTATTTCCGATTCCAACCTCTACATTCACATTAATCGTATTATCAGTCAGATTTGCGAAAGTTCCACCAACCAAGATTGATTTTTCGGTTGCTGTAAAAGCAGTGGTCTTACCCATAAATGTAACAGTTTGACCAGTCTTTGTACTGGTATTGGTAGATGTTCTGTCAAGATTTACTTGACCTGCTCCAATCACAGAAACTTTTGACCCACCCCTAAAGAATGTTGTTTTTACCATATCACCAACTGAAACCCCAGTGGTTGAGATTCCGGTAATGAGGGAAGTGGTAATACCAATAGACCCTGAATTACTTGAGGTTACAATACCCGCAGCCCTTGTCAGTGAATTTGTAAATGACTCCGCCATTGTATTAGTACTTTTTAGTTATTTATTAGAAACCACTGAGGGCAATTACCATTCCGATGGATGGAACACTATTTCCATTTATGGTAGTAATTCCTGTTACGTTTAGATTGCCAGTTAGGTTAGTGTCACCAAGAACTTCCAGTTTATGAACAGGATTTGTTGTACCAATACCGACGTTAGAAACTGTATTGATACCTACATCAGTTTCTTCCCATTTACCACCCTGAACTCCGCTTAGTTGCGAACCATCACCAAAGTATGTTACAATACCAGATCCTACAGGTCCGACTGTACCACCTGTTCCGATTCTTATTCCAGCTCTTGCAGTGATGACACCAACAGAATCAATATTAGTGACATCTTCATAAGTAAGTGTTCCTGCAATTGAAACATTACCACTAAAAGACGCACTTGCAAATGTTGAGAACCCTGATACAGTCAAGGTGTTGGCTGTAACATTAGCAGTATTGGCAAGACCAGCGATAGTGACTTGGCCGGTAGCACCACTTATCGAAATATTGGCCCCTGCTACTAGCGAAGTAACAATGCCTGACAAATTTGTACCACTTCCACTAAAGCTTGTTGCCGTGATGACACCAGATGAATTAACATCAGCTAATGTAGAAATACCTGCAATCGATAATTTACCAGCACTTAATAGGTTAGTTGTTGCATTAAATGTCAAGTCCGCGTCAGTTCCAGCAGCGGTCAGAACACCCGTAGTCAGACTGGTCGCAACCAGTCTTTGAATTCCAGATGCGGCACTTAAAACTGCACCAGTGTTAGAAAGATTAGAACCATCACCAAAGAATGTTGTTGCAGTTACTGAATTAATACCAGAAATATTTGTAGCACTATCGCCAATAATATTTCCATTCGCGTTGATATTACCTGCAAATGTAGATACACCAGTTACAAATAGATTATTGAAACCAGATGTGCCTGCTGTATTAAGACCAGTATTGACTGTGACATCAACTTTAGTGGCATTAACTGAAGCAGCAGTTACCTTTGCACCTTTGAAGTTAATGGTCTTAATTGACCCAGCTGTGCCAACATTAACTCCCTCCTCTTCAATGGAGATACCTTGAATAAGGGTACCACCACCAGAGCCAGTCAGTTGTGAACCATCACCAAAGTATGTTATTGCGGTAACAGAGTTGATACCTAAAATACTTGTAGCATTATCACCAACAATATTTCCATTCGCGTTTATATTTCCTGCAAATGTAGAAACACCAGCGACATTCAAATCATCTGTAATGTTTACACCGGTGGGTGTAGTTTCAAATTTCTTAGAATTGTTGTAGTAGAGTTCTACCTCATTACGTTTAAAAATTGCTCTAGGATAATCAAAAGAACCATCAGATATTTTTACTTCATTATTAAGTCCAGGTCTAAGTTTTAAGTCATTAGTTGAACCTACAGAAAAAGAAGTTCCGAACCTCGTCAGACTTGCTGAAAAACCTCCAGATCCATCTTCAAATCGAAGTTGTGAATTAGTATTATTAATAATTATTTTTTGAGCAGTTACTTCTACATTACTAGCAAATGTAGAAAAACCAGATACATTTAAGTTATCAAGTTCTGAATGACCATCTACATCTAGATTACCATTGACATCTAGTGTTTGACCAATGGTTGCAACACCACTGATATTAATATTTCTACCCGTTACTTCGTCATATACTAAATCATCTTTTACATATAGGTCACCACCAACATACAGGTCACCACCAGTTGTAACAATACCAGTAAAGGTTGATAACCCAGATACACTTATATTCCCATCTACATTGGCATTACCAACAATGTCTAGTGCATTCTCTGATGTGGTAGAATTTATACCAACACGACCAACTACTTCCAGTGATGTAAGTTGTTCGCTATGTGAACTTACACCAACTTTTAGATTTATACGGTCGTTGCTAGCGAATCTTGCCATTGTTTATTACTGATTAAGTGTCTCTAAAACAGATGAAATAAATTTCACATCAGTATTACTACTTGATCCTATTTTAAGTGAGTCACCAGTTTCAAGAACAAGTTTTCCTGCAAGAAGATTTGCAGCATCATTCGCAGGAACAGGAAATCCCAAAAGAATTTCTGTAGTTACTGCAACACCTGCGACTGTTCTTTCGTGTAAAAAATTAATTGTCTGTGTATTACTTCCAATGTTGGTGGCTTGTGCCAATAGAACAATAGCACTGTACCCAGTTGGTGCTGTGTAGATACCGACTGTATTAGTTCCTACAACACCCGTAATAGTTTGATAATTGTTTAAAGCTAGTGGCATTTTTTAGTCTCCCCCTCCTAGTGCGAGAATGTAAGGTGTGATGTTTGCAAACAAACTTCTGTTGTATGCGTCTCCAGAAATAGAACCTTCTAACTGATTAATAACAACACCATCACCAATTTTAAAGTTACCTGCTTGATCGGTAGAAGTGAAGATAACCAAACCCCCATTCTTATTCACAATTTCATTTTCTGGGATTGCTACACCACCACGAGCAGGGAGTGCATCAGGGAATGTATTACCAGATCCAATATATTCAAAGGCGTGACTTGAAGCAAGAACTCTACTCTGTTTGAAGAATGGAACTGTTGATCCAACACCGACTGCGTAGGGTACCCTTTCAGTAAAGGTAACAGTAGAGATACCACCGACAATCGGAGTTGCACTACTGACCACATAGTATGTAGGTAAGAGATTGGGGGTGCCTGAAGCTGCACCAGCGATAGTTACAGTGGGTGATCCAGTGTATCCTCTACCATTAGAAATCATATCCACTGATGTTACTACACCATTCGTCAATACTGCGTTTGCAGTTGCCCTGATACCCCATGATTCACTTGGATCAGAGAATGTAATTGCGGGGGGACTTGTGTAACCACTTCCACCGTTCGTAATCGTAACACCATTGATCGAATTGAAAACACTATCAACATAAACAACCTGACCGTCATAAGGTCTGGTTACAAATGTATTGGTGTTTCCTCCGCTATTATAAACATGAGTCAGAGTTGAGAATCCTACAAAGGTCTTAAATGTATTGATACCAACTACTTCACTAACGGTGAATATGTTACCAAAGTTACCGGATGGGAAGGTAAAGATATTAGATGCACCAACATTAACAGTAAATGTATCAGATGTGACGGCTTCAATACCAAGAGTAGCACCAGATGCTGGATCACCAGGTCTGGGATAAGAATGATTAGAAGTATTGTTGTCCTTATCACATGTAAATGTGACACCATTATCAGCAATGGTGACAGTATCATTAGCCTTCAGAACTCCACCTGCAGTTGCTGAAACAAATGTGTGTGTAAAATCACCGGTTGTTGAGACACCAACACTACATGTAAATGTTGTGGCATTAGTTACAGTTACCTGAATCCACTTATTAAATACGGGATCAGTTTGTCTGGGATATGCATGGTTGGTAGCATTACCATCTTGTGTGCAAGAGAATGTCAGTGATTCTGTCGCGAATTTAACATAATCATTTGTTGTCAATCCATGTGCAGCTGTTGTAACAACAGTCAAAATACCTGTGGATGGAATCCAACCAGTACCAGTTGTTGCCGTTAATGCTGTGGCAGCAGATAATCCATGAGTCGTATTGACATCAAGAACTAATGCTCCAGTATCCTGATTATAAGTTGTTCCGGTTTGTGCGGTATAATTTACACCATTACCATCGGTGATTGCATTATTAACACCACTTACAAAAGTGTGGTCATATGATCTGCAGGAGAAACCAAGACCTGCAAGATTAACACTCATACCCTGATTATAACCATGAGCCTTATAAGTGGTAATCGTTGTAAGACCTGATGCAGCATCATACAATGCGTTTTCAATTGAAAGTGTCTCTGTACTTAAATCAATGGGGAATACATCTGAATTTGCAGCAGTTGCAGTCGTAATCGTACCGATAAAGTTTGTGGGACCGATACCATCAGCAACCAGACCAAACCTACCGAATGAAGAGTTGGAGTTAGTCAGATCACATTGACCACCATTGATACAAATGATACTCTGATCGTTGTAGATGGTGAAGATAGAAACTAACTGAGCATAACCCTCATTAGAGATAGAAACACCAATACCACCCTGGTTCAGTTGAGTGTAACTATCAACGTTCATCGCCCTTGTAGGACCGATTACACTAGCACCATCAATCTTCATACCAATACTATTAGTGATGAAGTTAGTACAATTTCTAATGTATGGGCCTTGTGTTACAAACGATGGTTTATCGGGATTAAATGCAATGATTGCCTTACCCTCATTCAAAGTTCCGGTGAAGGATATATTCTCAACATAACTTCCGTTAGCAACATAGATGAAGTCTTGATTAGCATTCTGTGGTGACAGCGATACTTCTCTCAAACTATCACCAAGAATAGTTACCTGTTCAGGAAGAATGAGTGGGTTATTCTCTGAATAGTTACCAGCAGAGATTCTAATAACTGTACTTGCTTCGGCAATTGTAAGTGCAGAACCAACAGTTCTCTTTGCTGTTGATACTCTACGACCATCTTTTGTGTCATCACCATCAGGACTGACAAAGACGATATTAGTAACAGAATTACCAATTCCAAGAACGTTGGTAAGGTTTGTACCGTCACCATAGAATGCAGTGGCACTGACAATACCAGTTGCACCATACATCGTGATGGCAGAACCAACAGACGAGATACCATTAACTTGTGAGTTGGTAGTGACCGTCAGGTTGTTTGGAATGGTTACGTTAGTATCAAGTCCAACAGTAACACTTTGTCCGACACCAACAGTGATAACTTCGTTAGAAGTTCCACGAACACCTAACTCCTGACTATCAAGATCAACTACAAATGTTCCACTATCAGCATTACCATCAAGGTCTTGTGCTGTAACTTGACTATCAACATATGCCTTGATTGATTGTTGAGTTACCAGAGCATCTGCTCTGTTAGATACCAAGTCATCCTCATCAAGAATGGCTGTGACTGCAACACCGGGACCTGTAGATAAGGTCAGATTGGTAATCGTTGCAGCAGTAGAAACATTTAAAAGGTCAGTGGTGGTGATACCAGTGACATCTAACGTCTTTGCTGTGGTTACACCTAATGTGGTGACACCAACAACTTCTAATGAAGTTACGTTGGAGATGAAACCATTTTGTAGATTGGTAGCAATACCTGCGAACCGTGCTCTACGAACATCTAATGATGCTTTAGGATCAATATAGATTGGGTTTGAAGTTCCCTGTGCTAACAGGATATTACCTGTAACACCAACAGGAAGGAAACCTGTAGTATCAGGTGCAGTTTGAATTGGAATTTTACCTGCTGATCCACCCCTCAGATTGGTGGATACACCAGCACTCGAAGCGAAAGAAACATTAATCGCTGCAAGCGATGTCCAAATAGGAGTATTAGCTCCTTGTGATAAAAGAATTTCTCCAGTATTACCTACACCAGTAAATGCCGTAGTATTGACGGCAGATTGATATGGTATGACACCGCCGGCACCACCCTTCAGATTAGTTGATACACCAGCTGTGACTGCAAAACCAGAAACTGCTACATTATTTGCATTTATTGTTACTCTTCCTTGACCACTAGCCGGAGAGATAAAAACACCAGAACCAGCAGCAATTGATGTTACAATACCAGAAAGATTAACACCATTACCGAAGTATGTACCACCAGTAATTACACCAACAGTGGTTACACCTGTTAATGTTGTATTAAAAAGATTTGCTGAGTTTTGAGCTGTTAAAAACTTTGTGGTGGTAGCACCACCAATTAAAACATCATTAGTAACACCAATTCCTAATGCTGTAAGAATTCCTGATACCGTAAAATCACCAGTTACGGAGGAAGGACCAACAATGATCGGGCCACTATTCTTAAACCTATTGGTTATCTTATCGGCCCTAAGTAATGACATTAAACTATAATGCTTTTCCTGTTAGTTGTATTTATAAAGTGAGTAGATAAATATTTGAGGTGATTGAGTATTTACACAATGAAGGAAGGTGAGTTTTGCCCTCTCATCAAAAAGAAATGTGTCGGTCGTAAATGTGCTTGGTACACTGAGGTAAGGGGAGTAAATCCAAACACAGGACAAGAGATTGACGAATGGAAGTGTGCCGTCGCATGGATGCCTATGATGGCCGTTGAGATTGCTCAGAAATCAAATCAGACTGGTGCTGCAGTAGAAAGTTTTAGAAACGATGTAGCACAAGCAAATCATTTAAACCAACAACTCTACATTGAAGGTTTACAACAGGGGATCGTGCAATCACAGATTACACCTCATAATCCCCTTGACACATTACCACCTAGTCCTTAGAACAAATCAAGACATCGATGTATTGAACATCAAAGTCCATTGATGCTCCACTTGAACCGTTATTACTTACAGTAATCGTGTGTTTGTGATTGGAATTATTGTTTCCAACCGATACGTTGGTGTTCACGTTATGACTGTGGTTACTTTGGTTTCCTGTATTACCAGATACAGTAGCATTGTTAGTGTTACCACTCACATTGTGAGAATGTCCACCAGCGCTATTGGAGGTACTATTGACACCCGATCCACCTCCTTGTCCATCACCCACATTACTAAAAGCACTACCATCACCATCTCCAAGTCCAGATGGTGTACCATGAGTATGGTTTCCATTGTTATTGGAATTTCCCGACACGTTGTGACTATGGTTGTCACTGAAGGAGTGTCCGTGTGCTCCATTTCCGCCAGAGCTTGATGATGCATTTGCAGAATGACTGTGATTCGAGCTTTGGTTAGCCGAGTTGGCAGTATGGTTGTGTTGAAGAAGTGGAACTGGTCGTGAGGAATCAAATGCAGATGTAAAATTATTACTACCACCAGTTCCACCACCGGAACCACTTACAACTCTAAGTGCTTTATTATTTTGAGTTGTAATTTTTGTCCAACCGGTAGGAGCAGCACTCTGATAGAACAACATCACCGACCCGGTGGGGATGACTTGAATTGCAGCATCATATGCAGCCTTGACCGCAGATGGTGTTGCTGCTGTAGTTGTAGATGTACTACTAATTGATGTTTCCAGTTGAACTACACCCTGAGCCGATGTGGAGGCATCAGGTATTCTGTCTGCATTAATAGTTCCTTGTGAGATATTACTACCATCAAGATTGGTAATATTGTCACCTGCACCAGCAATATTTCCTGCTGTCAGTGTTTGTGTTGATGGATTATACTTAAACTGTCCACTGTTAGAATCAATATAAGGTCTTTGGAAACTATTTCCTTGATTGTCGGAGAACAATACCTGATAATCGGTATTATCATTCTTCTCATCAACATTAATATTATTTGCATTTGTTGCAGTTCCACTCAAAGCACCGGTAAATGTCGTTGCATTGATATTCGTAGATGTAAGAGTCTTAGTACTGGGATTGTAAGTAAGATCGGTATTATTAGTGTCAATATACAATCTTTGATATGCACTACCATCAGTATCACTGAAGATAACTTGATAATCTACATTGTTATTTTTTTGATCAACATTAATGTTATCGGCACCAGTGGCAATACCAGACAAATTACCAACAATTCTATTGACTGTCAGAATATTGGTAGATGGATTATAACTTAATTGACCGTTATCAAGGTCCACAAACATTCTTTGATAGTTTTGACCGAGATCAAGAGCATCAGAGAAGGTTAACTGATAATCAACATTACTGTTTGCCTCATCAATTCTAATTCTATCAGTACCAGTAGACACACCAATTAATGCAGTCTGATCTTGTCTAACAGTAAGAATACCAGCACTAACACTAAAGTTCTGAGGTCCCTTCAGATTGTTGATGGTTCCAATACCCGATACAAAGATCTGTTCAAAATCTGCTTGAGTATTACTATCAAAGAAAGATGTGACGGTAAGAATACCGATTGAATTTGTTAATTGGTCGTTATTAACAAAAATAGTACCACCCATACCAGCTGTATTAGATGCCTGGTAGAACAGTAGGTTTGGTGCATCAAATGGAACTTTGAAGGTTATAATTCCAACCTGAGCACCGTTATTTACGACACCTCTATTGAATTGATTTAATAGATCGGCAGTGGGTTCTGTTTTAATGTAGAATGGGAATCCACCAGCATCAACAACAAATTTATAGTTTTGACCTCTATTAAGATAAATCGTAGGATTATCAACATTTTGAGTGAATCCAATTCCGGGAGGATCACCAGCTGCTATAAATCTAAACTTATTACTATTATCATCAATGTTGAACTTTGTGAATACTTCAGCATTATTTGCAACTAAATTTTTCTCTACAGTTACATTAGTGAAACCAACAGTACCACCAGCAGAGATCTGACCTGATAACGATGTTGCCTTAATTGAACCAGTTACTTCTACATCACCAAAAACAAATGCTGCAGTAGTTCCAGTAGACACCGGACCTCTAAGATCTACTGTGTAAGTTGGATTGGTCGAATTAATACCGATCTGTTTATTAAGAACAGATACACCTAGGACTGTTCCTCCGACACCAACATCTAGACCGGATTGTGCGGTAGATACACCAGTTACTGTGATTCTTTCTGCAGTGATGGTAGTACCAACGGCCAAGGATTGACTGACCTCTCCATCACCAATGACAACCAACTTTCTATTTGCGGTGGTGGTACCGATACCGACCTTATCAGTATCGGGATCCGCAAATATTAGGTTTTCATTGACTTGTAAGCCATTCTTGATGACAAAATCCTTATCAATTGCCATTTATCTACCAGGTCAGTTTATGTTATTTTTATTTATCAACTGCTGATAGTTCCAAAGGTCTTCCAAGCGTTACTGGTAGTATAGACCCAACCAACTGTTCCACCTGAAGTGGGATTGGCGTTGTAAACAATATCACCAGGGTTACCAGCTTCACTAGGAGTTGAAATACCAACGGTAATCTTTCTAGATACCTGAGCATTACCTTGGATAAACAAACTACTTGCTTCAAGACCTTCAGGTGATGTACTTACAACTTTCTGTGTAAATTGGACAGGACCATTAAACTCTGAAAGAATATTAGTCTTATCACCACCATTAACAACCAGATTTCTATCAATCTTGATTACAGAACTTTCAGAGTAGTTAAAATTATTAACGTCGTCTGAAGCACCAGATGCAAATGGATCCTCACCAGTCACAGTTTGAACCGGAGTATTAAAGAGTTGTTCTCTACCAGTAATAGATGCAATTCTCTTATTACCAATGTAGAAATCACCTCTGTCATTCATTCCAGTGTAATTGACAACACCACCACTCATTTTTTGAGCTTGAGAAATAATTTGTTGCTCAGTTGATAGTTCTTTGGTTTGCTTATCTGGGAATGCTGTGGAGTAATTACCAGGACCGAATCCAACATATTCAAATGTATGACCTGATGCTCTAATAATAGAATTTCTTCTAAACTCAATAGGATAAGCTCTTATTCTTTGAATTACAGAACCAACAGGGTGAATTGCAGCAATTGTACCATATACAGCTCTAAAGACTTTCAGTTGAGTTGTTCCACCAACACGACTTACAGTAGTCTTAATTCTCATAATTTCATCATTAACTTGAACGTAATCTCCGATCAAGAAACCAAACTCTGTCATATTATTGACATTGATAGTATCAGTGGTCTTATTAGAGATAGCCGCAGATAATGTTGTAGTAATACCGGCATAGATGGGTTGTTCCCTACCATGAAGTTTACCATTTCCAACAACAATATCACCAGCATTATTCTGTAGTCCATTACTATGGAGTTGAATAGTGCCAGATGTCGAAGGGGAAACAGTATTAATACCAACATCAAGGACAACAGTTGTCAATCCAATCTTATCAACACAGATAAATGATCCATTAAAGAATGATTGAGAGGCACCACTTACCGTCACACTATTATTAACTCTGAAGTTATTAGCAAAGTCTGTGGTGACTGTGGCAAGACCTACATTCTTGTTATATACAAAACTACTCGTATCAAATGCTGGTCCAACAACAGTGAATGCACCTGGAGATGCCACAGCATTACCTAATCCAGCTGTTACACCAGGCGACGTTGGTGCTAATGGTACAACCTCGACTTCATTGATTGCCGGGACTGACGTAATCTTATAATCAGAATTAAATGCTCTTCCGTCAAACTGATTAATACCAGCTATAGTGATAACGTCGTTCAAGTTATTGTATGTCTTATTGACTGTACCTGTAGCAGCACTGAAACCAGTGGTGGTTGCAATACCGACAACTTTGAATGTATCACCAGCAACGAAGGCACTACCACCATCCATGATAGCGATATCAATAATCTCACCAGAAGAAGTTCCATCGACAGTTACTAGTGCCGATCCATGCCTACCGATAGAACCTGCACCAGTATTTTCTAGTGTTGCATTGTAAAAATATTGAATAGATGATGAACCATCACCATATCCTGCACCAGGGTTATCGATAGCAGGTTTTGTGATTCTGTTGAGACCATGATCGTGATCGGTGAAGATGGTATATGCTGTTCCAACACTGTTACTTACAATATCGGTAATACCTACACCAATTCCAGTCTCATCAAGCAAATCTTCAAGGGTCTCTCCGGTAATACTATCCAGAGGATTATTAATAACAGTCTCACCAACTAATTTAGCAGGTGCATGACTTGCTGCGGAAGTTGCAGTGGATTTTGGATTATCTCTATCTAATTGTGGATAAAGATTTTGAACTGGTTGTGAGAAAGCATAACCATTATTAAATGGTGCAACAGTCGGTTTAACATCCGCACCCAACAGACTTAAGTAGTAAATACCATCCTGCTCACCATTTTTGAAGTCATTAATAGTTTCTACATCATAAACGTAATAATCTCTACTATAGTTCTTTCTCTTCATAAAGGGAAGAGATGTGGTTCTAGATGATGTATTATTGGTGAAAGTTCCAGGACTAGAGTGAATTTGATTAATCGAGAATGTTCTTGCGCTAGTGATTCCAGTAACTTCATATACACCGTTGAAACCTGATTGACCTACACCAGCAACTGGGAACAACGTACTAGTAACATTACCAATCTCGATACTTGAACCGATAGAAAGTCTATGTGGTTTTTCAGTGGTATAGTGAGCCAGACCCGCTCTGTAATCTACATTTGCAATGAAACTAAAGTTTCTCATCTGCGAATCATTACTCAAGGTAACTGAACCAGGATTAAACTCCAGGGCAACCTCGGTATTGTTAGCACCGGTCACATCACCAGACTCTTGTATGATATATCCGTCAAGTGGTGTTCTTGCAGAATCAGAACCTGTAGAAGAGGGAATTACATATCTTACCTTATGAATTCTATCATCAGATTGTCTGGAATCCTTCAATCTAGTGAAGAAACTTCTTGGTGAGGCGTCTCCGATTCCACCACCAATCAACTTCGCATACAAATTATTTTCAGTGGATGCAGATGATACATTTACATACCATTGACTATTAGTTGTATCAAATTGAATTGGGTGTCCGATATCACCGGCTAGTTTGTCACTCACCCTACTTTCAACGATCAAAGTATCACCTAAATTGTTGATAGTGACATTATTGCCAGAAAGGGCGTCATTCAATGACTGGGCAATCTGTATCTGATTACCACCTAATCCATCAACGATTGAGAAATAAACTTTATTGCTATCAAGACCGTCAGGTAATCTTCCATCATTGGAGATAATTCTGACTGTTTCTCCTTGAATAAACTGGTGAGTGCTAGTAAAGGTTAGTGTCGAACTAGTAATACTGTTACCAGTAGAAACATTTCTACCGACTCTAGATACCTTTTTACCAATAGCCTTATTAGTGGCATATGCAGTATCATCCATGACAACTTTGGCACGGAATGTTGTAGGAGTACCACCAACAGGAATTACAACATTGATATCTTCATCATTTTTTGCACCGAATCTGTATCCTTGAATGATACTATTAGGTGCCTCATCCTGATTAGTGAAATTATAAAGATACAGTTTTGATGTGTCCCCGACAGAGGTAGTCTTCGTAATATCAAGTGATGAGAATTCGATTGTCGCATTCTCTGGTTTCAGAGTTCTGGGGGGAATGATTTGAGTAATGTATCCGGCATCATCTTGAGAGAAGACATTATCTTTGTAACCCTTTGCGACCAACGCAATTTGACCGAAGTTCGAGTTTGAGTTGGTAAGAGAGAAATCAGCACCAGATTCAACCAGGAACTGATTTGAGTATCCAATCGCAAAGATTGATACTAACTGAATCAAACTATTGTTTGATGCTTTGATATGGAAATTATTATAAGCAGGTTTATATACAGCATCAATGTCTGTATGTAAATTTGGAATTGTCAGCGAATCATCAAATGCACCACTTGACGTATTATATTTTACAAAGGCATTATCATCAATCTGTAGTCCAACTCCAGTAAACTGAGCAACAACCATGGATTTAAATCCATCAGCCTTTGAACCATCGGCATGCATACCACACATACCAAACAGTGATCTAATAGAACAATTAAAGATGTATGGTGACGCACTAGTTACAGTGTCAGTAGACAAATTCACAGTGGTTCCAGATGGATTTGGAAGAGCATCACCTGGTGACACAGGAACTTCATACTTAAATCCCGTTACTCCAGTTTCGGTTGTTGCCGTAACTTCAGTAACATTGAAAGTTCCATTATACCTATCATCTGTCACATTATTAATGATAACCTCGGTGTCAATGTTGAGACCAAAAATAGGTGTGGCTAACTGAACGTCAATAACAGATGTAGGAACTACACCATTACCAGCCTTAATACTTGAAATACCAGCAGATCCTTGTGTAGGACCAACGATTCGGAATTCATCAATCCTAGGTTGAATATCTACACCTGGGCTTGGGAAATCAGGTTCAATCTCTCTTCCACTTGCAGGACCATATACAAGACCGACTTTCTCATAATACATGTCAAGATCAGTACGATCCGTTGCATAGGTGATAAAATCATCGTTAATATTGACATTATTCCTACCATCGGCATACTCAAATACCGTCAACCTATGGTGAGAAAATGCAGGTTTGAATGTATTACTACTATAATCCTTGTAACATGCTTTCTGATTATCAGCATCTTTAATGGTAAAACTATTCATGTAAGTCGTACCTGTGACCCTGAAGATGGCCGATCTTTCAATCAGTTCATTCTCTGGATTTGGCACATAGATTGGACGGATCACACATTTTCTAAGATCTTGTCCTACAAGTGATGTACCACGGGGAATAATCACACCACCATGGATACTATTCAGTTTATACAGAGCATTATTACCATCAAAGATGTCAAAGTTAGACGTGCTACTAAATGCAGGAAAATCACTTGAGGTTAATCCATTTCTAAGTCTGAAGCTATTGGCACCAATCGGAATCCATCCAGGTCTATTGTCAATGTGGTGTGTACCAGGTGCCAGGTAAATTGTGGTTTTTTCAAATCTATCGTTATCGATACCCTTTTGATATGAGAATCTAGCAGACTCTACTAACGCTCTCTGAAGAGTCTTAAATGGTCGAGCGAATGAGTTACCCTGATTCTCAATACCATCAGTAGCATCTAAGTTGTTGGGGTCAACATAGATAATATTTCCTTTTACATTCTTCAGAAAGTTATCTAAACGAGATAATGGCATCTGTCTTGCACACGATATCTATTATTAGATATTTATTACATAAAAAAGGGACCTATATGGTCCCGATAAGCACAGAGTGCATCCTTCACACGGCTCTTACATTATAACGTTATAATAGGTCATTGTCAAGTAGATATTCGACTGTATCAGCCACATCATTCATCGCATCCCTAAGTTCTTCCCTATTTCCACTTTCTTGTAGCGTGGGTTTCTCGTCGGAGGTGAGTGTCCACCTCCATTCTTCCATATCATTGGAATACCAGAAATTGACTTTCATATGTTTAGTGTAATGACTTGACTCACACCTGAAATACAACCTTAGTTGTACTTCTTTCTCTTCCTTATATTTAACAGGCTCTGGTGTTTTGTAAGGATTTCTGGATTTTACGTATATTTTGTCGTATTTGGTTGGTGTTAATGGCATGTAATTTCGTATTAGGTAGTATTAGTTCATTACATATCCATACCGATAAATTCACGTCACAAAGTATTTAGCTCACCTGCCTCATTATAGATTGGTTTGTGAAAATTGCAATATTCGTTAAAAGTGATTTTCATCTCCTTTAGACTCAAATTACAATTAGCCGCTGCTTTCGGCAAATTCCACTTTGCCGTAAACAACATTTCCATCGATTCTCTTGTTTCTGGTCTCATAAAAAAGTAAAAGGGCCGTTTTTTACCAGGAATTTTTTTCCCGGCTTTTTTGAAATCAGTTGCTGCTTTTGGTCAGGGGTTCAGCATAAGCCACGCTCTCTTCTGGCACCAGAGCCCTGACCACTTCAAGAACATCCATGAACTGTTGTGTGGTCTCACATTCAACCTCTCTCGTCTCTCCAAGGTCAGAGTAGAGATAGAATTTACGGAGGCAGGTATCGATTACCACACGGGTAAGATAACCGTTTTCAGCGTCATGAGTGGGTTGGTACATGGTACTCCTTGATACAGTAATACTATACTTGACCCGAGTCACCAAGTCAAGTGAGGGTGTGCCACTACTTATTGTGGCTGTATTCGGCGTTATTACCTGGATAGTCCTCGATACTGGTTCCTTTGTATTCTGCGATCAACTTCTCACCATCCTTTCTCTCGGCAGTGACTGTATAATAACATTCAATAGGGCCACTCAAATTATTTCTAACCTGAATCCTTCTACCATATTGAATGGATTCAACATACAATTCTTGATACGCTCCGATGGGTGTGAGATGAACACTAATGGTCTCTGGGTCAATCAGACCACCCCAGTATCCAGGGACAGTGATACTTGTTCCCTTCAATTTTCCTCTGATATAAACACCAGCCTCTGGACCTTCAAGGCAGACATGTCTCAATCTGTGTCCTTCTTTAGTGGGGTGAGGAATGTCAAAGTCTTTCTTGACCGCTAGAATATTACCAGCAGTGTCTTGAACACTAGAACCTGTGATAACACCACCAACATTAATAAGGGCTGCACCGGTGAGGTCAGTGTTCACCTGTAGACGATCAATCTGTGCGGTGGAATGATAATATGGTTGGCATTGGACTTTTGTATATGGATTATGTGGAGCATCGTCATCATCATTACTGTGTTTAGCAATGTATGAGAAGATAGTGGATGCTTGTCCTGTAACTTGATTGTCGTTACATGTGGGTGATCCCCCTCCACTTCTTTCTAAAAATGGTCCGAAGTCTGGTGTTGATGATGTCATGTCAGTTCTTGATGTCGTAATGGTATCCTACAATAGAATACTGGTTGTTGTCACCCGGATAGTCTGCTGGTGATTTACCTTTGTATTCTGGAATTAATTTGTCTCCGTCCTTTCGTTCAGCATATACATGATAGTAACAATGAATTGGAACAGCGGATCGTGATTGAAGGTAGATTGCCTTCGCATTGTTACCCCTAACAATGATGTCCTGATGAGATCCGATAGGAGTAATACTCACTGTAATTGAATCCTGATGTACAAAACGTTCCCAGTAATCGGGGAGTTCAATAACATCCTTATTTTTAAGTGTTCCTCTGATGTAAACATCATTAGTGGGAGCCTCTGGGCAGGTATGTCTTAGTCTATAACCCTTCTTAGATGGGTGAGGGATATCAAAGTTCTTCTTTAGAGAAAGAACGTGACCACCACAATTAGAAATCACATCACCCTGAGCTGCAAGGTGTCTTCCAACAATCACATCAAAGTTAGTCTGAACCATACCCATCAGTGCTGTGCTTCCTACAACAGACAATGAGAATGGGTTTGCAATGGGTACGTAACACAATGCACCCGGAATTAAGGGAGGAGGTGATTCTGGATTAGCTAGGGGCCCAATCATTGATGTTGCCCATACATTAGGGAATGCAGCTGCACCAGTAATGGTAGGACCCTGTAGATATCCAGACCCACGAATTTCTGTTGGACCTCTTCCTAAAGCCTCAGGGTTTCCAAACCCAAGGAAAAATCTTTTACCAGTAAATAAATCAGGTACCTTCATGCGTTATTCTTCTCCTCATTAATTGATACTCCTAGTGATCTTTTAACACTAGTCGCTCCGTCTGCCATGTCAATAAATCCTCCATAGATATCAATAATTGCTCTACCAATCACATCAACAGTCTTTTCAGAAAAAATCTTGGTAGATGCTTTAGATGATAAATCAATGATTTGTGATTTGACAATAACTTTTTCATTGGCAGTGATTTCTACATTACCATTGTTTCCATCTGATCCTGTTGCGACCAGTTGAATGTTGACACCTTCAATTTTAACACGACCACTGGGTGCTTTCAATACCAGATCACCACTAACAGCTTCGATATAAACTCCAGGAGTAGCACCTGTTACATTATCTCCTGCCTCAACCTGAAATGAACCAGGAGAACGACAAATTGTACCATGTTTTCTATGCTCCTCACCAGAGGAGTCCAAAGAAATATAATGATTAAGAGAACTACCACTCCTCAACAGACATCCTGATAGAACATTGTCCATTGTGATATGGCCAAACTGAAGTTCACCCTCAGCAGTGCCATATCTAATGGTATGGGTACATTTTTCTGCTGCCATTAGATCTTACCTACACAATCTATAACTGAAATGATCTTATCTTGAGATGTTGGTTCCTTGAGTTTGTCTGACCCGACTCTATCTATACAGAGTTTGGGTCTCAATTGAGCATTATAACCTGTTTCAGATCTAATGTAAACCCTTGGGAATTCTGTGAATCCCTCACCTTGTACGGTGACCTTAACAGATGTGACCCTCCCCTGTTTATCAAACTTAGCTTCTGCCTTCGCTCCAATGTCAGGTTCAATCACAACCTTATCCTCAAAGTTATAATTGATACCACTATCATCAATGAATATCTCACAGAGATACATGATGACGGGGTAAGAACCATTAGATTCGGTTGGATACACTCCAGATTGTCTACTAAAGTCTGGTTGAGGTGATGTGATTACACCAGGAGCTTCAAGAATAGTAGGAATTCCACCTCTGATTTCCTCACCACCACCTTGATCGCCCTCAATAGGTTCAGTAACGATAATTGTACCAGGTGGAGTGATAACTTCATCACCAGGTCCAACCACAATCACATTACCGGGTGGTCTTGGGACCTCATAATCACCATTTGGTTTCTTGACAATCGTATCTTCGGGGTCAGCCCAAGTATATTCATTACCACCCCTACTTCCATCTGGTGCTGCAAGATATCCTGTACCAGAATACACAATCTCAATATCAACTATACCAGACTGTGTATTACCGTCATCATCAGTGTAATCTTCAATGATAGGTCTAATGACAGCACCCTTTCCCTTACCACAATTGTCTTTGACCTTACCAAATGTCCTTCCTTTCTGATATCCGATACCAAAACTCTTCATATCAATACCAATTACTTCACCTGCGGCACCAATAATTAGATTACCAAGTGCTCCCTCTCCAACTCCAAAGAACTCAGCTAAAGGAGGACCACATGCTATAGGGCCTACACCACATCCAGATACATTGAAGACATCTGTGAAATCATTCTTCAACAAATCTTCAACCGTATCTTTAAGACCCTCTCCTGCATTGACAGCATTATCAACTGATGTCTGAAATCCTTTAGCAAAGTTCTTAGCACTCCCAACAATATTTTCAATGTCACCTTTACTTACTTTTCCACCACCAGAAAGAATGTTCCATTCAGTAACGTCGGAACACTGAGGTTTCTCATCACACTTAAGGAATGAAAGAACATCCGTAATGACTCCAAGAATGTCATCAGCAATTTTAGTTGCTTGTCCAATAAGTGATGTAACAGAACTCAAAGCTCCACTAATACCATCCTGAACTTGTGTAAGTATTTTGCCAAGAGTGTTTCCGATCAAATTCTCTACAAGACACTTACCAACATCAATTACTTTCTTAGCTGCATCCTTTACGAAACTACCTACCTGTCCTAGAAGTTGCCCGATGAATTTTCTGAACAGACATGCGATCAAATCATTCACAGTCTCAACTGCTGCTTTCAATGCTGGTCTTTCATTTGGGAACAGAAGGAAATATGTTTTCTTGAGTTCTTTGTTCACAGTGTTAAGAACATTCTTCTCTATGGTGGTGAAGACTGTTTTTAATCCTCCAGAAATTAATTTAGTAACCTTTTCAATTTCCTTATCGATCTGTTTCTGAATATCACCGAACCGATTCTTTACCGCACCAGAATATTTGTAGAGTGACTTCTGTAATCTTTGAATTTTGACAATAATATTTTGTATTTCTTTTTGAATCCTACCTACTGGTAATGGTTCACAATCTTCACTTTGTGCAAGAGGTTTAGTCTCCTCTTCTGAAGCAACATCATCAGCAGCACTTTGTCTTCCAGTTGATGCAGATGCTGCCTCATGAACTTCCGCATTGTTAGGTTGACCAGTCTTATCACCTTCATTATCAGTTTTACCTTCAGGTGTCTGAGCACCCTCTTGTCTAACAATCTCACCACCTCTATCAACATTCAATGATGTTGATGATACATTATCATTCTCGGTGTAACCACTGAAGGGAACGAACCTTGCCTTGGTAATATTTTTACTGACTGCAGCATACTCATTGTTACCAAGGATACCCATGATGACTGGCATCTGAGCATCCTCACCATCCATGAAGAAACCAAAGACGAAATCACCCTGTGAGATGTTAGCTGACTGGGAACCATTACGACCACCACCACCTGCGGTGACGGGGTACATTACATACGCCCACGGTAGTTCTTCATCAGGTATCTCATCGATATTCGCGGTGTGATACCCCATGATACGGACACGGAATCTCTCACCAAAACCTTTGATGGCTGAGTTGTTGGCTGGAGGAGGAGTTGTTTTGTTACCTTCCCATGTTGATTCGGGAGCCACCTGGCCTATCCACCAGATGAATCCATCTCTTCCTACAAAATATCTTTTAAAGAGTCCTTGTTCAATCATTAATATGCACTACTGGATTTGTATCCTGATTTAGTACCAAAGGAGTCTCTGACTAACGCTAGTTTAGTAAAGCTATCCCTTGGAGTTACCCTGTGACACACACTTGCTACCATATATATGCCATCTGTTTGGGGATTAGTACCATCCTTTCTGTCACCACGTACTTCAGGGAATTTACATTTAACAATGTCTCCAGCCTTTATACTATAATCAGCTGCGATTGTCACGTTTGTTTTGATAGAGAACATTTGATTATATCTCATGACTGATTGAGCCATGGTGTTCTCAGCGTCATAGTTAGGATCAGTTTTGGCTGACTTCCACTGATCTAATTGATCGTTACCCGTTCCATTAGGCATTGCACCCACATCAAATACATGACTCATCAATCTAGTTGGTGATTGTGTGAACTCTTCGGCTACCATATCACCACCAAAGAATCTACCTGCAGCCCCAAGATTTTCTGGAATGTATTTGTACTCTTTCACATAGTAATCCATGGAGAATGGATTGAAGTAGATAGATCTATTATTATATGTACCAAGTGTCAAGTTTTGTTTGAGGTCAACATCCTGGTCGATAGAGTAACTTAAAACATTTGCATCAACTTCAGGTGGTGTTTCGCCCGTGTTGTTGAATATAAAAGTCTTTACTGGGTCTTGTTCAAAGAGCTTATCAATTGATCTAAAGTTAAAACCATCTCTGGTTTGATAAAATAAAAATCCTGCTCTTGAACCCACGTCTTTATCTGGTACAGCCTTGGATGCTAACCACGTACAAGTGTAAAATGGTTTCCTATCATTACCAATAAAGTTATAACTCAAAGATGTATTATCCAGTTGTTCAAACTTACCGTTGATAGTACCTATGATCTCTTTGACATGCTCTGATATCTTACCCTCAAATCTTTGCATGACTCTTTGTTGTTCATTGGCAAAGAATTCTGCAGACGCAAAGTCTAGAAAGAATACATCTTTTTGAGTTCCAGGGTCTGCATCTCTTACTCTATTGACATACAATCCATCTTTAAACTTAAGTTTATTTCCAAGGTTATCTTCAACTGCGATGTCTGTTCTCTCTCCACCCCTGATTGGTAGGGAATCTAGAACACCCTTAGCTGCTTTGACAGATCCTCCATCACCTTCATAACCACTGTCTACAACAACAGCAGTTGCAGTGATACTATTAGACAGTACACTCTCATAATATCTGAATTCTACAACACCACCCGATAGATCAAGTGCCTTGTCAGAAACATTAGATGAGATTTTAAATTTTGAAATATTACCAGGAGATGCTGGTGCGTTTTGATAAGCTGGCATTATCCTTGTTTATATAAGAATCCCATCAGTTGAGATTTATAATAACTATTTAACACCTGTTGAGTAGAAGCACCACCCATATTCAATGCTCTTCCACCTCCACCACCACCGGACTGACCAGGAACACCAACAGGAACGATACCTCCACCATTATTTTGTGACATAGGATCATAAGAAGGACGGGAACTTACCGACGAAGCTTGACCAGATGACTGTTGGTTTTGAGATAGTTGAACTTGTTGTGTTTGTGTTCCATCAGAGGTTGCAAGTCTACCAATCTCTAACATATTAAGGTAGGGTTTAGGATCTATGCCAGTCCCAGAACCACCACCTGCTGGTCTTACTTCAAAGTGTAGATGTTCACCGAATGATCTACCGGTGTTTCCAATCTCACCGATAGGAGTTCCCGCAGTGTAATTAGAACCAACACTCAATGCAGATTTACGAGCAAGATGCATAAAAACGTATTCAATATTACCAACTCGTATGAATACCATATGACCCCCTCTGGAATCAAATTGATTGATAGTGACCTTACCATCCGCTTTAAGTGATACGTAATATCCCTTTTGACCAGAGGTTCCAATATCAACACCAAAGTGATTTGGTCTGTGAGCAGTTCTGTAATCACCCTTTGCACTCATACCAACTTTTCCACCACCAGTCATACTAGAGAATTGAGAGTAAGGAATTTTGTTAGTGAGTGTTTGTTGTCCTGCAGGTATTTGTCTCTGTGCAACCTGTGCTTGTGGTGTTGTCTGTGAGACAGGAGCAAAAGGATCGGGTCTTCCAAGTGGTGTGGATGTTGGTTGCTGCCCTGGCGGTTGTGTGGTGGTTTGTTGTTGTGACAGGTTCAAGTTCTGAGCCATACTATAGAAATTATTATAATTTGCGTTACCGTATGCACCCCAAGCATTGAGTCCCTGCATGTCGTAAATCTTCTTCGCTGCTCTGGCGTTAGTAGCTGGATCTCTTAACCCGTCTTCTGTGATACCCATGGCTTTCAACATAGGTTCATGGACCTTCCAGTTGATCTGCCATAAACCAATAGAATACTCATTTTTCTTAAGGGGATCTAACCCTGACTTAACGGTGTCAGTTGTTGGATCACCTCCCGACTCTGCCATTGCAATGGCCGCCATTTGTTTTGCAAGTGTTGGACTAAATCCAGCAGCCATCGCTGCTTGAGCAGCTGACATTAATTTTTGCTGAGTAGAACCACTAAAGTTGAGAGGACCACTTGGAGGAGATGATGTACTTGGAGTTGAACCACTCAGAGGTAAAGGAGTCTTACCTGTCTGTTGTTGATACTGCTGAGGTGTTACAAATTTTGATCCATTCCATACCTTACTTTCACCACTAGGTAGTTTATAAGTTTGTCCCGTAACTCTATCATCTCTATCAGGTATCCTATCAGATGCTCTATCAATCTCCCTGTCTTTAGGATCAATAGGAGGAATCAATCCCATCTTCTTCTTAATCATATCATATAAAACATTTCCACCCCATTTACCTATTTCATATCCAAGAAAACCACCAATAGCAGATCCAAGAATAGGGATTGGAATGAGTCCTGTTCCGATTGCACCACCGATCCACGCTCCGATACCACCACCGATTGCATTTACAAATGCTTTATCCAATGGTTCACCAAGTGCCAGGTCGATAAACAGACCAAGTAAACCACCAATTACAGGGACCTTTTTAAAGACACCACCAATTTTAAGTAATCTACCAGCACCTTTTTTTGCTACATTTTTAGCACCCTTAGCCGCACCACCATAAAGTTTCCTTGCCTGTCTGAATAATCCTTGTTGTCTTCCTGCCTTTGTAAGACTCTTGGATACAGATTGACCCTTCCGTGCGGCATTGGTTCCTTGAGCAGCACCTGTAGCAGCACCCTTTCCACCACCAGTTATAGCACTTGTTAATCTACCAACAGTATTTTTTGTAAGACCTACAAGACCACTACCAATTTTGGCAAAGGTCTTCTTCATCATGGGTGCTATTTTTTTAGCTAATTTTGCAACCTGGTTACCAGCAAACTTCAGTGGTTTTGATAGTAAACTCAATCCATTTCTTAATGGACCAGCAAAAACTGTTGACATTGCAACAATACTTGTCTGAATAAACCTAAATGGATTCTGAAATGTTTGTGTTAATTGTGTGAATAATTTTTCAATCTTATCAAAATTTTTCAGAAGGAATAATGCAAGTCCACCAAGTGCAATATTGGTAAGAAATTTACCTATACCAAATTCACTACCAACATTTTTTATAGCACCAAGAATACCACCACCTTTCTTACCCTTCTTCTTCTCTAGTTGTTTCTCTTTGTCGTCTGCCTTTTTATCTTTAGCATCCTTTCTAGACTGTCTTAAGTTTTCCTTCGCTGCCTGTCTCTCTGATTCTGCCTGAGTTCCTAATGCTCCAGCAGTCTTATTGATATTGTCAAGCTGTTTACTTAATGAGTCATATGATACATTACTACCTGCTGTGGGTTTTGCTGCCTTCTTGGCGTCTTTATATACACTCTTTGGTAACTTGACTGTCGATACCTTCTTAGTCTTAGGTGTAGATTTTGCCTTGGTTTTCTTTGAAGTCTTCTGACCTAAATCCTTTGTCTTTGATTTTCTTTCGGTCTTTGCTTCTTGTTTTTTATCTTTCTTACCACTGACAAACTTCTTAGCAGCACCCTTCGCAGCACCACCAGCGATACCCTTAGCTATTCCTCCCAGTAACATAGGTAATGGCATGTCTTATCCTACTATATTATAGATTGATTTAACGACGATAAGATCAAAGTTCCCACCATCTTCAGCTCCAAAGTTAGGAACCTTACCCTGAGCTGATGCAGCAGCACTATTTAATTGACCATTACCCTGTTGAACTGGAACCACTTGTGTTGCACCACCTGTATTTTGAGATTGTGGTGTTTTAATAGTAACATCAACTTTTTGTCTGGTAACTCTTGCAGCACCTGGTTGTAAGTTTAAACCTCTTGCAAGTGATGCTTCAAGCGGTGCTGTAAGAGTGTTAATCTGATCATCATTTAATCCATTACCCCTCAACACACTATTCTGAAGTTCTGGTGACATATTACCCAGTTCTATCAAACTTACACC